TGAGCGCAAAGCAAATTGAAGACCTCGAAGATCGTTTGCCGCATATTACTAATTTGTTGGAGAGGGACCAGGTGTTAAAAGAAATTGATGCCCTGGAGCAAATAGCGGACGAAGCCAACAAACGCGCCGAAGAAATAATTTCAGAGTATTACCAGGAAGAGAAATGCAGTTTTATGGAGGATGATAATGAGTAAGAGGATTAACCCTGAAAAAACACTGCCAATTAATCGTGTTACAAAAGACGATATAAACAACCTTAAACTTCTTAAAGAAGAAATAAGAAAAAGTATAAATGAGTGTGCAGATGTAGGTTTTAGAGAAAAACAAGTGATTTCAGGTTGGGCTAAAGATCTTAAAGTCGATGACCGAACTTTAACTAAGTGGCTTGCGGATAAACCTATAGACTATAATCCGTTAATAAAAATGATTGAAACGTGGAAAATGATTAAATGGGCAGAAGAGGAGATTTATGAAAAAAGAAATGAAGATTGAAAAAGTTGAACAATTGATTGAAGGCTATAAAAATATTTATGTGCCAACTTTTAAGGAATGGTACCATGTCAATTCAAAAGGGTACAAATCAAGAAACGATAAGCCTTACACGATTAATGAAGCAGAAGAAGTTTACGCTGCTCTATTAGAGTCTGGTTTTGATTTTCCTTATTGGAATGAGTAAAAAGAAATTAAACGATAAGGATTATTCTTTTTCCGACGGTCTTTACACCGTAATGAAATCTTTTATGCCAGAAGACACTGTTGCACAGCTGGAGAAGCATTGGGTGCAAAATGAAAAACCATTAAATATGTTGCAGGACATGAATCCTAAACTTTATAAACAATTGATTGAAGACTTTAAATCCAGGAAAAAAGAAATCCTGGATAAAAACTCAGGGCCCAGGGATCCTAACGAAAAGGCGGACCAGTAAACCAGGCAACCACTACATAGCGCTCACCCTTAGTGATTTTTCTTACTTTGTGTAGGATAAAAGAACTAAAAGCCACCACATCACCTATCTTCGGCAACGTGCAATTAGCACTTTCACTGGTACGAAAGCAAAGTTCGCCGCCTTCATAACCATCGTTAAGCAAAAGACTCATTGAAATTTTGCGTAAAGCTGGTGTACCTTCTGGGCCAATGTCTATGTGGTAGTTATAACCATTGCTCGGTGCTTTGTATCTTATAATCTGAGCCTTTTCTATACCATTTATGTCGTATTTAAAGTATTTGTTTACAGACTTGGCTATTTTGCTGAGGATCTGATACAGGCGTTTTTGTTCTGGTTCGATAAAATAGATCTCAGCATCGCGTACGTTCTTATCTGTCTGCTCTTTATTTTTTTTATGAATCTCAGCTTTTACAGGTTTACGGTCTATTATGTAATCCATAAACAAATCTACATCTTCTTGGCTGACAGCCGTACTTGTCACGCCGTGTTTAGGTAGAATGTCATTCATTGATAACGAGTTTGTCAGAATTTGCAGATAATTGCAAATGATTAAGAATCATTTTTTTTGGTGATTGGGTGTATCAAACTTAGTTAAAACTGTTCACGCACACGCCGCAACGATTTAGGGGTGTCGGGCCTAAATATTTATTTAATTGTCAGTAAAAAAGCGGCCTCTAGGGACTCCTATTTATAGATTGTTACTGTTGTGCTCACAATGTATGCAAGTTTGCATATAAATGCTATTAATTATAAGCTCTGAAAGCCTTTATTTATAAGGGTTTTAGGCGACAACTTTTTTTCTCTGAGATTTTTGCTGTGGAAACGGGCGACGGCGATTACGCAGTTTATTTTCTATTTATCTTTAGGCGTGTAGGTTGAAGTATCTGCACCGAGTAATTGACCTAACCTTTCCTTGATTTGTTCCTTGCTCATCTTCTCCAGGTTAGCGTTAATGTTAATGTTTTGTGACCTGTTTACAGATAAGCCACCGAGCTGATTAAGCTCTTTGATTGCTGAAACCGCTGCGTTAAGTTGTCCACCTTCGTAAGCTGATTCCATTATCTTCCACAACATTGTGCCAGTCTTTTGTGGTGTGATTGCATACTTATCTGCTAACTCATCTTGTTTAATTCGTATGGCCTTAACCACATTCGGATAGTCTTTGCCATTCAATAGTTTATTAGAGGATGCACTGGGAAACTCATACCCAGCTCTTCGAGCTGCTTCGGTTTGACCACACGCACCTTCGGTGTAATGCCAGACAAAGCTGGACTGCATTTCAGTTAAGCCAAACTCTTCATTCTTTTCAAACTGAGTTGGCGTATCAACTAATTTTTCTTTTGGCTTTCTTGGTCTGCCTACTGCTCTTTTCTTTTGTGTCATCTTTACTCTTCTTCTTGTTAAATATTCTATCGTACTCTTTATTAAAAACCTCAGAATTGTATGGTCTTTTATTAGATCCTTTGCCTTGCCACTTACTCATAACTTTAAACAGGGTACAGAGGGTAGTGTATAGCTGTCTAACAATACCCTATGTGTTCTCCATAAGAATACGCTTATAACCATGTTAATTAATATATTTATATATATACTATACACTAACACTACCTATAGTATAAAAGCCTTTAGTCATAAGGCAAATCGACAGGGTAGAGCTAATCTTGCTGTACCCTTTGCTATACCCTTTTACTATAAACCTTTGCATATTCATGCTAATCATTATCCATAATCATATATATTAACACACCGACTACGCTCAAAGCCAAGGCTCCGAACAGTGTACCTAACACTGTTTTAATAATCATAGCTGCTATAACTTGAGTTGCTACTGCTACTCTCTTCCTCCACTGGCGTGTAGTCAATGTCGTAAATCTTCTTGCCATTACTTCTGCGCGGCTCGATGCCTCTTTCGTGTAACACACGATTCGCTTCTTTGAAGTCAGGCATCCTTGGGGCCTTAATGCCCAAGTCGCGCAAGAGCTTTGTCATTTGCACAGGCTTGGCATTTTCACTCTCAAAGTCCACATGCTCCAGGATAAGATCCTCAACACTAGACTGTGTACGATACATTTCGTTGCTGTCTTGCAGAAGCTCACGCTCATCTGGTGATAGAAACCAGTTCTTCTGGCCCTTCACATACATGGTGTCTTTAACCTCGGCCCAGAGTTGTTGCATGTCTACGCCATGATTGACGTCTATATCTTTGACCGCGAGTACCCAGAATCTTCGATTCCCCGACGTGTCCGTCAGAAACTCGCGTGCATTTACTGAGGCGTAGAACGCCGTCCTTCTTTGATAGGTCGTAAACGCCCTGTCATACGGCAATCTTAGTTCATCCGTCTTCGCCGTCACAAAGGCTTTGAGTTGGTCAATGTCGGACTTCTTGAAAGTAGACTCAATCTCTCCTAACTCTACTATCCAGTGACTGACAGCTCGCTTCACGCTATCTTTATCGGAAGGATTAAGTGTTGCACCCTCTAACAGCCAGCCTTTGTTATAGTCGCACAGTCTTTTAAACCATAATGTTTTACCTAGGCCTTGAGCACCTTGCAGCACGAGGATCCCTTCGAGTTCAACGCCATTGTCTTCGTAAGCAGCTGCTACACAGCTAATTAACCATTTCTTAAGTAACATTTCCTTCAGCTGCGCGGACTCTTCTGTTACCAGCGAATCCATAAATGCCTGGAGTCTGGAAGTACCGTCCCAAGGGACAGATTCAATCCATTCTTTCACAGGGTTGTATTCCTCAGCGAGGATCTTGAGATAGTCTCGTACCTTAGTGTGTGGTATGCCCATGTTAATACAACGGTTCTCAATCTCAATCAGCGAGGCTTCCTCTCTCATGTCAGCGATAAACTTTGTCTCTGGTATTTCAATCTCCATCTTCTTCTTGATGACGTTATAGCGCACATCCACGCCATGTGTTTTCAACACTCCACCAATGTTGTCTTTCGTGTTCAGGAAGCGTCCGCTTGCACTGCGCTGAAAGTCATACTCCACTGGTAGGTCTAATGTTTGTAAGACCACCTCTCCTTCCAGAACTTCAACTTCGTTCTTATGGTCATTGTAATCACCCTTAGTCTCAGGCATTTGTACCTCAGCAAGACCACCAGCTTTCTTAATAACCTGGTAAGCCTTGGCCGCTTCTTTCTCACCTGTTTTACTATCATCATTGTCGGCAATAAAGACGTGTTTCAGCGACTTAAAATGCTCGAACATAACCTCTGCGACAGGCGCTAAGTTGTAGGCATCGAACGCGACGACGACGGGCTGTGAGCGATCAGCGTAGATAGATGCAGCTGTGGCATAGCCTTCGGCATAGTTCAATACTTTGGCTTTATCAAATATTTCTCTACCGAGAAGAAAAAAGCTACCGCTTTTTTTAGAACCAGTAAGGAAACGTTTGGTGCCATCGGCGGCAATAAACTGTAGACCAACTATAGACATTTGCTTATCGTACAGCGGGACCATTAGATTACCGTGTTTGTCCTGGCGTAAACCATAAGACAATACTTTCTTCTTTTCTAAGTAAGGATGTTTCTCACAGGGTTGCGATGCTTCCCACATCGACTGAGCGCGCTTGGCAGCCTGCGAATACTTTTCTGCGGCTTTGACCTCAGCTTTCTTTTGTAGTGCGGCAATCTCCGCTTTATGTTCTTTGGTCAGACGACGACGTTGAGAGTTCTCTGGCTTCCAGATAGCTGTGGGTTGGTCAGCGCTACTACGATAGTCACCCAAACGTCCGAAGGGGACCGATTGATCGAGCCACACTTGATACCAACCCACGAGCTTTCTTTGATTACCAACGTTGATGTATGCACGTCCTATTGAACCATCGGTAATCAATCCCTTTTTGGGATCTGGTTCTAAACCATTGCTGGCTAGAAAATCTCTAAATTGTATTTCGTAATCTCTAGTGAAAGGTGTGTCAAAGTTTTTATTAGGTTTGCTTATCTTTAGTGCCATACATCATTTTATGTTGAAGGTGGCTTAATGTTCCCGCTTAGTAACAACCAATGGTAAGGTAATCTACCCGATACTAAGTAGAGCTCTTCGCTAGTCAATAAGCCACCAATTAATTTCTTATTGCTTTATTTATAAAAGTATATAGAATAGTATCCAAGTTTGCTATGATTTGCAAACAATTTTTATAGGAGATTTGAATTATGAGTCTAACAGTAAGTACAGACGGCAGCGGAGAAAACTTCGCAAAACTTGATGAAGGTATCTACACAGGTACTTGTTATCGCATTATAGATCTTGGAACAACAGACCAAGAATACAAAGGCCAAGTTAATAAAAAACACAGAGTGCATATTAGCTTTGAAGTAACTAAAGCCTTAGATCCAGAAACCAATGCAATTACCATGGACGATGGTAGACCATTCAGCGTTTCTAAAACCTACACCATGTCTTTGTTTGAAGCAGCAGCTTTGCGTAAAGACTTAGAAGCCTGGCGTGGTAAAAGTTTTACTGAGGAAGAACTCGGTGGCTTTGACCTACAAAGTCTTTTAGGTTGCTCTGCTCGTATCGAAGTAGGCAAGACAAAACCAACTGAATTTTCAGAAGGCGGCAATCCTAAGATAATGAATTTGCAAAGACCTGACGGTGGCATACAAAAAGTAGAAACCGCTAATGAAGTACAATCTTTTGACTTAGATGTGTACTGCGATGAATTTAGAGGTAAGTCGAGTGACGAAACTAAAGCGATGTGTGATGTGTTTGAAACATTACCACAGTGGCAACAAGAAGACATAGAGAAAAGCTATGAGTATCTTGCAGCCAATGAAAACAATGATAGTACAGCACCAGCCAAAAGTGAGGAAGCTGAAAGTTTGTCATCATTAGCAGATAAAGCAGCGGCAGATATGAACAGCCCTGACCTTGATGAGGATAATAAAAAAGAGTCAGACATTCCTTTTTAAATTAAGTTTGCGGTGAGCGACCAATCTCCTTATGTCTCACACCAACCTTTTCAACAACATGAGAAGGGGTTGCTCACCACCTTACAATAAAAATTATGAACGCTAAGAATAAATTTAACAATAAAGCTACAGAGATAGCAAAACTATTAGACAAGAAAGGCGAGAGCTACAGCAGACACGATTCGTTTTTTGTGCAACTATCAAAAACCTGGAGTGGCATGTTAGGCATTGAACTAACACCCTCACAGTGTTGTGCCATGATGTTAGCCTTTAAATCTTGTCGCATTATCAACAATCCAGAACATGAAGATAGCGCTGACGACTTGGTAGGCTACTCATTAATAATGACAGATCTAGTTAATCTAATTGAAGACGAGGAAGGATGGAAAACCAAATAGAATATGAAATCTATTCTTTACCTGCTGCAATTATGTTGCAGCACAATATATCAGATGAAATCGTTGCGGATCTCAACACCTACTTAGACGGCTTAAGAGCAAATGAACTTAGAGAGTCAGCCAGCGATTCTTTAGTAGGACAAATACATCAAGGCGAACAATTAAAAATGAATTATAATGACCAAGAGTTACAAAAGTTTAAAAACATTGTAGAGCATTTGGGCCTAGCTTATCTAAAACATTTTGTCGAGCAAACTAAATCTCCTCTCAAGCCGAAAAAAATAAGTATAGATAAGCTCTGGTCCGTTCATAGTTTTGAAGGTGACTACAATCCTATTCACGACCACATGACTACTTCACCTATGGGTATATCTTTTACTACCTGGACCAAGGTTCCAGACCAAATACTAAGACCAGGGGAAGAAGAAGATCTACGATACGATTTATATAATGAGTCTGGCGCTATTGATGGATTCATTAATTTTACTTACGGTTTAAACCAAACTGGGGATCCAGAGAATCTTAGACCGTCGCAATCGCGTTACGTTAAACCTGAGCCTGGCAAACTATTAATGTTTCCATCTTGGATGCAACATTGTGTCTATCCTTTTTTTGGTGAAGGTGAGCGTCGTACAGTAGCAGGTAATTTAAACTGTTTTGATTTAACACAAGAAGAAATGGAGGAAGCAAGAAGTGGAGTTTAAAGTAGGAATATATGAAGACATACCTTATGAAGAGTATGCAAGCGTACCAGCTTTCAGGTCTCACGACCTAACATCGGTCATAAAATGCCCGTTCAGCTGGAAGAATAAGAAGGACATGGTGCAAACACCAGCCCTACTTGAGGGTAGAGTGCAACACACCGTATTTTTAGAGCATCATAAGTTTGATGATGAGTTTGTAATTCAACCAAAGATAGACCGCAGGACTAAAGTCGGTAAAGAAGAGTATGAAGATTTTATAAACTCTGTTGGCAATCGTACTGTGATTACTCAAGACATGTATGATGCTTGTATGGAGCGTCGAGAGGTTGTGAAAGAATATATACCTAAAGAAACCGATAAGGTAGAACACACTTTATTATTTGAATGGCATGGCCATCCTTTTAAGTGTCGTATGGACTGGTATGACAATGTAGATGTTTGGGACCTTAAAACTTGCCGTGACGCTTCACCTCGTGGCTTTAAAGGCGCCATTAATGCTTTCAACTATCACATGCAAGCTGCACTCTATATTGATGCATGTAGAGCCTTAGATTTGCGTGCCGATGGTTTTAAGTTTTTGGCCCAAGAGAAACAAGATCCATTTCCTTATGCAGTATATACATTATCAGATGAAGCCTTGAAATATGCTCAAGCCAGAAATGAACAGGCCTTAGCCTTATTGTTGAAGTGTAAAGATAGAGACGATTTTAAACCCTACAATTTGGAAGGAATCCAAACTGTAGAGCTAACAGATTTGTATTAACAAAAATTATCTTTAAATATCCAACAACTTCCTTTTGTCCATGTTCCTATGTGTCCATTGTCGTTATAGTAAAGATGTAAGACAGTGTTTGTATTTTTTTCATAATCAAAATCATTATGTTTTCTATAACCTAATGATTCTTCATTATTAAGTTCATAAAGGTAATCTTCAAAATCAGATTTACTTTGTTTTTTCAAATTAAATGCTTCCATCATTTTTCCTCCTCTATTAATAGTCTGTGATAGTTTGGATTTAAAACTTTTCTAATTAAAAACCAAGCGTCTGGATTATCAGTCAAAAAGTCTATATTTTGGTCTAACCCCAGGTTGTGTATTTTTCTTCTTTTAGCGTAAGAGGCGTCTCTCATATAGTGCCTATAATCGTGGGCCCAAAAGTACGCAATACCCATGTAGTCTTTAGTGCCAACCAAAGTTTTATCTAGTTTATCTAATTCTTGAAATGCCTTTAAAGTAATATTTCCTAAGTTCATTATTTTTCCTCCCAATAGCTGCTGAATGGTGTGCCATCATAATCAACACCCCAATAAATACCAATGCCGTTTTCGTGGTTGCCCACTTTGATCTTGTCTAGTCTATGATTAACCTTTCTGCCATCATTCCAAAGGATGTCAACAGTCTTGTCGGTATATACATCGACAACCTTACCAAAGTTTAATGGTATGCCAGCACCCCAAAACCCAGTAACTTTTTTGGTTTTTGTATTTAACATTACGCTACCTCCTCTTCGTTGTTGTTTAATTTCTTTAAGTAGTACAAAGCAGCCTGTGCTTTTTCTAAATCTTTGTAAAAGATTCTTGCTGTATTACCATTTCTAGGATAATCAGCAAGACCGCTATCGTAATAAACGTCGTACTTTCTAAGGATGTTTCCATATTCTGTTGCATCGTACATTGGCTGGTAGGTATCACCCCATTTTTGAAGCCTCATACCAGTCATTTTGTTTGGCAACTTGATACTGTACCCCCCCCACGCACCGTCATAAGCATTTTTAACTATCTCTAGTTCAGCGTTCATAGCTTCATCATACTCTTCTGAATATTTTGTAATTTCTTTTAAATCAAACATTACTCACCTCCTTTATCTATTTCTTTTAGTAAATTTTGCAAAGCCCATATGCAGCCAAACCCAAATATTTTTTCGTTCTTTTCTGTATTAATATTGTTAACAACTACATTCATAAGCTCTATTTGCTCCTCTGCCCATTCTTTTACATTAATTGTGGCCATCTCAACCTCCTTGTTTTTGTTATTAATTAAAATTCCCACATAGGTATAATGCCATAGGTTGCAACTAATTGCAACTATTCATACACAATAATAACAGTTATTTTTAGTCAAAAGATTCGTAAATATCTATCGTTCTTTGTTTATCACAAAGCCAAAAAACCAATAGATAGCGGTCGCCCTTACCGACAGGCAAGCCTTTATGTAGATTGGTAAAGCTAGGAAACATCAAAGCATGGCCAGAAGGCAACGGATTAATTTTACCGTGGTTATGAAAAGCAGTGCCACCACCTTCATAATCGCCTGTATTTAATGGCACAACTACAGATATGTCTGCACTATCATCGTGGTGCCAGGCACCTTGTTTTTTATCTTTAAGATTGTAATTGGCTATTTGTATGCTTACAGGATCTCTACAGTCCCTTTGCCACAAAGCATTAAACATAGGATTTAAAACAGTTTGCACTACAAACCACATATTACGATACAGCTCAGGTACACGTTTTTTTAAAACAATTTCTGGAATCTGCCGCAGTTTGTCTTCATCTGTATTGCCGACAAAACCTATTTCTTTTTTCATTAACTCTATTTCTTTAATTAATAGTTTGCAAAATTGCCTACGAAACAAAGGCACACGGTAAACATCAGGAAAGATCTTTTTTACCACTTTATGTACAGGAGTTTTACCCATATCTTTTTGACCAAGCTCTGATTTGTATTTTGCAATTAAAGGTAAGGTATCTTGAACCGCATTGTAAGTAGCGTGGTTTATCATCCAATGAGACTGCATGCTCAACAGATAGTTTTTCAGTTTATACATGATTTGTAGTATATCAGATAAACTTGAATATTTATTTGTATATTTCTGCAAAAAGATATAAAATTACCACCATGAATAATAATACGGACCATAAAAGGGTAGGTAAAGAAATAAGAAAAAGTCTTGCAGTAGATCCAGCTACTTATAATCTATTACAAGAAATTTGTAACATGGAACACAGGTCTAAGATAGATCAACTTAAAGTGTTAATACAAAAAGAACATAATAGGTTAAAAACCAGTAGTCTTGAAAATGAAGTTGTTTAACAAACCTATGCCAGACAAACCAAAACCTCAATCTTACAAACCAGTATTAGAAGCACAGGAAGTCATAGATGTGTTCAGTAGATTAACACTACATCAACAAGCAGCACTTATGAGACTTATCTCAAGAAACCTTGAAGTAAAAGTAAATGGCGAATCTTATATGGGTTATGAGCTTGACTACGAAGTAGTAGGAGCCATTATCCAGGCTTCTGAATCATCAGACTAATTTCTTTTTTTTCTAGCTGTTTTAGTTCTCGCAAAAGACCTGTTCTTGATTTTTGCCATCGATCTTAAATTACCATTTTTATTGTTCATAGGATTACCGTCTCTATGGTGTATATCTTTGCCATCACCAAGACGAGCTTTTCCCGCTTTGATAGCTAATCGTCTAGCCTTGTTTCTTGAGGATCTTCTTTTTATTTGTTCTGGACGAGAATGATAGTTCGCATATTCTTTGGCGTAATTACGAGCCATAGTTAAGCTAGAGAACCAATACCACCAGTTTGGCGCATAGCTATTTCTCTATCTCTAACATCAGGCAAAATTGTTGGAGAAGCTAATTCTTGAATAGACAGTTCTGATTCATTAAACAAGGGCTGGTTTGTTTGTGGCACATTAAAATTATTTAAAGCTCCTTGTAAGTTAGGATCTGGTTCTTCTTCTGGCTCTTCTTCAAGAAACTTAAATGGGCCAAAACTAGGCTCTCTTCGTTCTAGCTCTAACCTTTCATTAGCTGCATCTATAGTATCTGAAAATTCAACAACACCTTCTATACCACCCCTACCAAGAGCTTGTGACATCAGGTAAACTTTTGGTTGTATAACATCAATTGATTCTCTTAACCCAGCATTTTTCTTTGGATCAATAATAAGTGAAATTAAGAAATCCACATAAGCGTCTTTTTGATTTGTAATAATTCCATCCGTTAATTTGCCACCCGTACCTGTAAAAACCTTAGACGGAATGTTTATTATAGCCTCTGCTGTAGCGAGTGTATTTGTGCCTATATTAGACAACGGAGCTCCACTACCAACAACTTGTGAAGCCTCACCAGCTATTATTTTATCAATGGCTTGGTTGGCAAATGTATTAGATCCAGCTCTTGTTTGCACCATGCCTACTGCATGTAACATATCGGTTAAATCCACAAAAGCCTCTAATTCATCTGGCTCAAAAATTGTTTCGTATAATTTAGCTCTTTTGCTTTGTTGTCTTAATGCTTCTCTTTCTAATTTATACGCAGCTTCATGGGCCGCATCATCAAAAATTAGTCGATGGCTTTTACCTGCTGAACCAGGAGGCTTGACTTTGGTCATGCCTGTCTTTATTCCCATTCTGCTTAAAAATTTATTTGGCTGCCCTAAAACATTTGTAGTTTGTTGTACAGCCTCATCCCATTGAGTCATTAACCAAGTGCCTTTAAGGTTTTGCCAAGCGCGTGCTCCTTCATCGGTAGATTGTAAAATGGTTTTTAAGTCAGTAATTTCATCTAACGAAGCCTTACCAGTAAAAAGTTTTTGTGTAAGAAGAGACGCTTTTGTGCCACCAAGGTCTGCTACTTTTGCAAATTGACCAACAATACTTTTATCTAAAATTTGTGCGCTGCCTGTAGCCTCATTATAAATTGTGGTTGCTTTTCTGTAGCTAGGATTAATAAGTTTTAATCTGTCTTGCACCGAATTTCTAATTTTTGTTACTTCCATCTTAAGAGTAGCGTCTGCATTTTTTCCTGATAAATCAGCCAAAATTCTATTAAAATCGTCTTTCAGCGCCAGATGTAATAGTTCTGTTGTTTCTCTAGGGTTGCCTGTATTGCCATCAAGCAAAGCCTTTTCCATTCTTTTATAGACTCGTAGTTTTTCTGGAGAAGTATTAGGATTTTTTATTACTGTTCTTACCTCATCTAATACATCACCGACATCTATAGTTACATCTAAATCATAGGCCTGTTTATATATAGGTGCTACTTGTTGCTGTAACTCCTTTTTCTTTGTTTCTATATATTTTTTTGATGCGGCTGCAACGTCTAATTCTGGGTTAAATATATCTTTAAATAGACTTCCAGATTTGCTTGTGTATTTTCCTGACAATATATCATCAAAAAAATCTTCGGAAATTTTTTCTACTTGAACTGCTCTGTTGTTGTAAAAGGTAAGAAGTTTATCTGAGTACGGTTGGTCAGCTAACCATTGTTGTAGCTTTAATGCTTTGCTTCCTACCAAACCTTCGGCTTCTGCTCTTGTTATTTGTAAATCAGGATATTTTAGCTTCATGTAAGCCAACTTATCATCTACGGTAGTGCCGCCATTAAGAACAATATCATCAAGAGCTTCTCTACCTTCAACTCCAGGAAATTTTTTATAAATGCCTTGTAAAAACTCACCAGGCACAGCTTTAACAGGAACGCCCAAGGGAATAGCACCAAATGCACTAGCAAATGTACCGTCTTCTACGGCTCTTTCTACATCAAGAGGTGGACCACCAAGGTAATGAGACAATCCTGCTCTTGCTGCATAAGAAAGACTTGCTCCAAAAGCCGTTCCACCTGCACCACCAACAGAGGCACCACCAAGACCTGCGAAAGGATTACCACCACCTGCGAATGTACCACCAGCATATCCTCCAACCATACCTGTAACACCGCCAGTAACTTCAGCTAAAAATTGTCCTGTTGGGCCCAACCAACTCAAATAATCGCCTGTATCTCCCCATGCCCAACTTTCGTAAAACTCTTTTGTTGGTTTGCCGTTATTAAAAGGATCTGCGTAAGTTATGTCTCCATCATCATCAACATAGTAAAAAAATGTAGGATCCAATCCTTTTTCCACCAAACCTGGAAATCTTTTTTCTGCTAACCACCTAATTTGATATTCTTCGTTATTAGATAGGCCAGATAAAAAAGCCTCATAATGTCCACTAGAACCAGGTTTATTTATAATAATTCCTTGATCGTCTACTTCTGGCAGATCTGCAAGACCTTCTTCTGCTAAAGCCTCTAGTAAGGCTGCATGTTCTTCTTTGCTTATATCGCTCATTTATTAATTGCTTTGTTTTTGTCCAGCTACCATTACATCATCTGGATTCTCTGGATCCCCGCCAGGTCTAATGTAGTAGTCTTTACCATCTATGGTTGCAAGATAACGGTAGCCATCAGGAACACCCTCTATGCCGTATGCAACTCTTTTTTTGTCATTCATAATTGTTTGGTAATATTCTTCTGGATTAAATGTAGGATCTAAACCTGCTCTGCTTTCTACTATTTTTTCTAATCTTGTTATATCCTCTTCGTTAAGAAAAGGATTATTGTCTCGCCAATTAGCCGCGTATAACTCTAGGTGGTTTTCCATCAACATAGGATTAAGTTCATCACCTTTTTCTTCTATATATTTACGCTTTTCTGCCAAATAATCTTGGTAAAAATCTTTATCTCTACTTGCTAATTTTTCTAAAAGGTTTAGCTGATAGGTATAACCATCATAAGTTGAGCCCAACGTAGGTGAAGCACTTATAAATAAAGCCATTTCTTTGTTTGATATAGCTCCCTTTGTTTGTGAAACAATAGCCATAGTAAAACTCATAGAAAGCTGATTAAGAGCTTTTTGCGGCGCTATTTTTTCAGAATCTTCTAATAGGTGGCCATATCCAGCGCCATCAACAAATTCTCTTAATCCTAATAAATTATATGCAAAAGGCCCAAAATCTTCTGGTCCTACTTCTATTTGTAAAGCTCTTGCTTGGTCTACTTGGTCTAACACAGCAACAGCAGCAACGGATTTTTCTTGGTAAAGTTCTTGATTTTTGTATATTTGTTTTAGTGCTTCATCTTCACCTACAACGCTTTGGCCACTTGAAACATTAACACTTGTTGAAGAAGTAAGTGGTTTAATTTCTCTACCATTGTTGTTCAAAAATAATTCATTTATTAGATCTTCGCTTTCTCCTACTGGAAATCTTTTTCTTCTTGTAACAGTTTCTCCGTCTACTATTTCATCGTACTCTATAGTTATCATTTCTTTGGGCTCGTTGGCTCTTTTTATTAATTCTAAGGAATAATCTTGTAAATATTTTTCAGCTTGTCTTTCATCTTCTAAAGCCATTTGTGTAGCGAGTCTAGCAACATCACGTTTTTCTTGTTCATACATTGCTTGGTCTTTTTCAATTTTTTGTGAAATGTTATCGAAACCAACGCCTAAACCTTGATACATAGAACCAACACCAGTGTTAGGGGTTGATAATAAGCCTCTGCCCATTGCAGCAGCAGCTTGAAAGATATTCATTTTTGGTCTTGCTGGAACGGTAGAAGCTAATCTTTCTTCATATTTTTTATAGCTTTCATCAAAATCTGGTTGCAAGCCCATCATTATTTCTTGCATTTTTTCTTCGTAGGTAGGCATTTCTGCTGCACCACCTTCTTGGAAAATGTCTATTGATTCAGGGATTTGAGCTCTGCTGATTGCCACTATCCACCCTGATTAAAAAAGTTTCCTAATGCTCCAAATGCAGCTAATCCAGTTCCTAGTCCAGCTTGCATAGCGCTAGGTCTTGGCGCAAAGTCTGTAACAGTTTGGAACTGACCAGCTGGTGCCATGCTTATGAACGGTGCTAGTGCTTGATACTGCATCAACGGTGTCATTTGATATTGTTGTAGATTACGACGCTCTGCATCTAATAATCTCTGTAACTGGTTCTGTTGTTGAGTTCCCATGCCATATAAAGCTCCTATATCACTTAATGAAGCTCCTGCGGCTTGTGCACCTAAACCAGCTAATCCTGATGCTCCAGCACTTTGTGCTGCTTTTTGACGAGCAAATTCACTCATGCCTGCTCTTTGAGCCTCTGAGAAGCCTCTGGAGCGTATTCCTGATACTGCCTCTGCTAAACCTCTACCTAATGCTCTTTGTCGTTCCTCGGCGCCTAGACGAGCTCTGGAACCAAAAGCAGATTGTCCGCCTCTAGCAATGTCTCCAGCTAAAGCTCCTATATCAGATTTAGCACCTTGTTCCATAGCATCTTGTATGGTTTGCTGTACAACTTGGTCTTCATAAGGATCAAAGAATTGGCCTGTAATACTTGGATCATAGCCTTGCATAGATGCCTCAAGTGCAGATCTAGCGTCTTGTATGTATGGATCCTGTAAGCCAAGTGCTTGTCTTTGCATTTCAATAGCTGCAATTTGATCTGGGCTAAAGCCTGCTACTTGCTCATCAATTACTATCGGATTACCTTCTTCATCGTAAAAAGCCTGTTCAGCAGCTCTCATAGCGCCAGGTATAAAGCCGCCTTGTCCACCAATTCCAAATAATAATTGTTCGGTTAAAGGATCTAAACCAGTAGATACTTGTCTAATACCAGAAGCAAAAGGCATGTTTTCTGATTGCATATAACTTGGACTACTTCCTGTATCTGTTGGAGCAACATCACCGCCAGCATTTCCACCTGTTGCCATAAGTTGTGACGGATCTGGCATACCTTGTCCTGTAGTTGGTGGTGCTGGTAGTGCATTTGGTCCACCTAGTTTGTAACTTGAGCCTAAGTTCATGTCTGGCATACCTTGTCCTGGAACAGGTGGCATGCCTTGTCCTGTAGTTGGTGGTGCTGGAAAACCGCCTGGAGGAACACTGCTGCCTGCTAAAAATTGATCCATGTCAATTTTTTGTCCTTGGTTCTGACGATCTAAACCATAATTACCAATATATGTATTTTGCATACTATCTTGTCCTGGTACACTAGGAACTATATCCTCTTTAGTCCCTCCTAGAGCAGGAGCTCCTATAGGTTGTGGTAAGTTTTGTAGATTATGTTCTTCACCAGTAGTGTTTATGGGTGGAGCTGGAAACTCTTTATATGTTTGTGATCCTGGCACACCAACACTTAGTATTGGTCTTGGTCCTTGTCTTTGTGGAAAACCGCCTGGAGCTGTTTGTGATATTCCTTGATCTGTAGTCATTTCTGGAGCTGGTAGTGCATTTGGTCCACCTAGTTTTTGTACTGCTCCTGGAGGAGGTAATACTGGTCCACCTACTACTGATCCTGGAGCTGGTAGTGCATTTGGTCCACCTAGTTTTTGTACTGCTCCTGGAGGAGGTAATACTGGTCCACCTACTACTGGCATTGGTGGTGGTCCTACTGCTCCTGGAGGAGGTAATACTGGTCCACCTATTGTTAAAGGTGGTCCTTCGCCTCCACCATAATCAATACCACCGCCACCTGGTACATTTTTTGGAATTGGTATTCCACCATCAATTCTTCTTGGGTTTGGAATTGTTTGTCCTACACTTGTTGTGCCTCTTCCTAAATCAAAACTAGGCATTGGTTGTTGTATTGGCATAGGCATAGGCATAGGCCCTGGCATTGGCATTGGTTTTTGTAGATTAGAGAAGAAACCTCCTGGCATTGCATTATTCGCAGGCTGCTTTAATCTACCCTTTGCAATTCTCATGCTGTTAAATATAGACACTAACTTGCCTCCGCATTGTTAGCGAAAACGTCCATCATTTGATACATGAGATCCATGCCACGTTCTCTGCTTTCATCGTAACTAGGAACTAAATTTATAATACCACCATCACCTTGTTCCATATTATAAGAACCAGCGCCTCTTACTGCTCTGCCCGTCATTACAAACTCACCATCTGATAACATAGCTGGTATATCATCACTGGTTTCTGTGCCTGGCCCATTTATATCACCATCCATTCTTGGAAATTGACTAGGATTCATTTCACCACCCTCTTGCATTTGCACAGCTCCGCCTTCGGCATAAGCCATTACAGGTCCGCCATACATCATGCCTGCTGGCATACCACCTGATAGTTGTGGAATGGTGCCCTCTGGCAATAAACCAAACTCAACTGGGTTAGGTGCTGACTCTCCCATTCTTCTTGCGATTTCAGCTTCAATATTGTATCTACCTGTTGGACTCATGGTTGTAAGTGGTGTTAAAGGTACGCCTGTTTGTTCTTTTGCATCTTCGTAAGCTAGTTTGCCTAAACCAGCTGCTAATCCACCAATACCAAGCATAGCAAGTGGACTCATACCACCGCCGCCGCCACTGCCGCCGCCACCACCACCGCCGCCGCCAAACATATTACTAAATGGAGATCCGCTTGCTCCTGTTGCTGCGCCGCCGCCAGCTGCTACTGCTTGGAAATGTGCTACAGCAGCTGGATTTGCCGCCATTTGCTGTGGTGTCATAGCGTTTAGGGCTGCTTGAGCTTGTTGTTGTGCTTGTTGCGCTTGTTGTTGTGCTGCTACTTGAGCTGGTGTGCCACTTCCTAATCCCAACATATTAGCAAAACCTTTTCCAGCAGCAGGTCCTCCTGCAAAAGTAGAACCAGTTGCGCCAAACATACCACCTGCAAGTGGATTTGTTAAGCCAGACATAATATTACCGAAACCTCCACTAGCAGCACCTCCAGCTATTGAAGATAGGCCTGGTATGCCTAGACTAGCAATACCACTTAGTCCTTTGCCTAATACACCACCAACCTTTCCTAAAGCACCACCGATTCCTGGTATTTTAGTAGCCAAGCCACCGATGCCACCAAGAACGCCACCTAGAGCTGTACCAACTCCAGGAACAAACATTGCTATAGGTGCGACTTTCTTTACAACTTTTTTAAGTTTTTTGCCTAATTTTTTAAAGAAACCAAACTCTTGAAGTCCTGTTTTTGGATTTAAACTTGCTATACCACCACCAACTATGGCTTTTTCTGGATCAATTTCAAACTCTTTAAACTTTCGTTCAACACTAGCCTCAAATTGTGCATCTTCCATAAATTCAGGAGGTAATACTATTTCTCCTGGTCTTAAATGAGCTAATTGTGTATCTTCACCATCGCCCTGCATGGCTAATTCTTCCGCTAATGGTGATAAAGGTGCACTAGCTTTCAGTTGAGCATTTTCCATTTGTTGCATTAACATTTGCATGTCTTTACTAGACATTTGACCTTTCATGTCTTGCAGTGCTTGGAACTTTTCCATTTGTTGCATTAACATTTGCATGTCTTTACTAGACATTTGACCTTTCATGTTTTGCATTGCTTGCATCATTTCCATTGCTTGTTCTTGATTAGCCATTTTCTTTTGTCTTATATCTATAGGAAAACCTTTTCTTTCTTTCATGCCATCAACTCTTGCCATTCTTCTTGCCACACCTGTTGAAGGCGGTGCTTGATAACCACCTCTACCAAAACTAGGCATTTGGTTTTGAAGCTCCGTTACGAATTTTGCCATATCAGAAGAAGCTAAGTTTTCAACTATAGGAGCTGAAAGGTCACTAATTTTTTCACTGTCGGGATTAAGTGCTTTTGAAGATCTAGGTGCTGTCATGTTAGCTTGCAAATCCATTAAAGCTCCAGCACCGCCTGACATTGCGGCTGGTAAAGAAGCGCCACCTGTAAGTCTATTTATTCTTTTTTGTATTTTTTCACTTATAGCCATGTTTAACTCGTTGTTACTGTTACACTCCCTATACTTATAGTAGCACCTAAACCGCTAGGATAAGTTTGGTGTTCATAAAGGTTTCTTAGCTCTGTGCCATCAAACGCTTGATGAACTTCCGTTGTAGAGTTAAATATAATCGTTCCTGTTGCAAATTGCAATTCAGAAAGCTCTGTAGAGTTGTAACTTTTTATAAGGTCTGGATCAGCTGCACCTAGGTTAATTTCTAATATTCGCACTAAACGATTAAAAAGATCTGCACTTACATATTCACCATCTGCATTAGGCAAACGCGTAGGCAATAATTTACTCAATTATCTTCTCCCAGAAGGTTGTATTTCTACACGAGTATTACCTAACCGCCATTTGTAATTTTTTCTATTAACCTCAGAAGCATCATCATCTGACTCAAAACGTAAGATAAATTGTCTAGCTCTTGAACGTAAAGACGCATAAGTGCTATCAGATTTTATTTGAGTGGTTGAATCAGTAGATAAAGACTGATTTGCAAAGTCTCTTCTTTTTACTAAAACATTAATGCACGGATCTTGGCTTGTGCCTGGATCATTAACAAACAACAAATCTGGTAGAATTTTTTTCAAAAAAACAAAGTTTTCACCATCACCAATATCTATATCAGCTGATTCTATAAAAACTCCATCCATTGCGCTTTCATCATTATTGAAACCTTTTTCATGCTCATAGATATATTTAGTAGAAGAGGCTTCGCCTGCTGCTAATGGTTTATCTAATACACCAGCTGCTAACCAACTATAACGTTCTAGTTTGCCTATACTCCAAGAGTTTTCTTCGTAGTTGTAAATTACATATCGAGATATTTCAGTTTCATTATCTTCAACTGACGGATAAAAAAACCAAACCTCTGAAAATTCTTCATTTAAACCTGCAAAACATTTGTATGCTTGTGATTCATCAAGATCTGAAAATACATAATCTTGTACTGAACAAGGTAGTTTTCTAACGGAACCGTTGTAATAATAAAAACCTTTTTTGGACATAAAAAACACACCTTGTGGTGAATTAGTAGCTGCTTTAGGTCCTATTAAACCAGCACCTTCATTAATTAAATTGATAGCAAAGGTTAATGGTGGCCCAATAAAATTCATAGAATACAAGGATGTATCTGTCCAAATTAAAATTTCTTGTCTGGCTTTTAAGCCTCCAACAATAGTCGAGCCTGACGATAGACGTAAGGAACCAGCAGTATTTGTAGCTTTCGGCTCAAACTCTAATTCATTTTCTTGGTCACTAAAAGCAACCAACATAGGATCTATAGTTCCTGTACGGGAGCCACTGCTCAAAGGATCTGCTCCCAATACTATCAAGTGCCTGTCTGTTTCTGAGGTAATTATTTGTAATGCTTTAGTTGGTACTTTATTTGCTCCTGAAACACCAGATAGCTCTAAGGCACGAGTAGATAAACCGTTGTTTTCTTCCCAACGATAAATGCCACCGTTTCTAGGATTAAGTATTAAATTTTCACCATAGTTATCGTGTGTCCACAATCTAAGATTATTAGTATCTGATAATGTAGTTGCAGCACCCCAAGATCCAGCACCCCAAGTTCCTACACCCCAACCTGTAGATTGTACATAAACATCAAGACCTGAATTTATTTGATATGCAGCATCAGTAGCAGAACCACCATTACCAGAATCACTAGAGTTTGCTGTAACTGTGTCTCCGTCTGTATCTTTAGCTGTAATTTCGTAAGTGTTTGTGCCTGTAACTAGACTAATTTGATATTCTTGATTTAACACTGCGGCAATTACAGTACCGCCCAAAGACACTGCACTTGAAAAAGTAACAAAGTCACCACTTACAGCACCGTGACTTGAATCTGTAACTGTAATAGTTGATGAACCGTTGGTAGCTGCAAATGTAGCAGCATTAGTTGTTGTTGTTCTTATCGGTGTAACATCATTGTAGGTGCCACCTTCTTCAATGTAATATTTATTAGTGGTTCCAACACCTAAATATTTTCTACCGCCTAATGAGATCCAAGAATGTAAAGCTCTAGCAGAGCCTACCGTATTTGAACTTGTAAGTTTTTCCCAGCCACCTATTTTTTCAACACGACCTTTTCGGAATCTAATTTTATCGCCGTCTACCCAACCACCTTCATTAGAGTAGTCAGTTTCTTCTTTGTTTATTCCAGGTTTAAAATTTAATTTTGTTAGAGGCATTATTAGATTCTAACATATACACAGCCATGTTAAGCCAATCTGATTATGGCTCCTGTAGCTGTGGCGCTTGGAAATACTATTGTAAAATCTCCAGCGGTTGAAGTTTTATCGCCGCCAAAATCTATTGCACACACTGCTTTGTCTGATTGTGTGTCGTTATAAATTAAGCAACCTCTTGCTGTTACCGTTGCATTACTAAAAGTTAAATCTGCAAAATCACAGACTGCTGTGGTACTTGATGTTGTTGGTGTTACGCTAGTTAATGCACTGCCACCAGCTGTATAGTTGGTGCCTGTAGCCTGCCCTGTAGTGACATAAGCTGTTGTGCCTGCACCCAATGTAGCAGATGAAGTGTACAAGGCTAACTTAAAAGAATTACCGCTAGTTGCAGTAAAGTTATGTGTTCCAACTAAAAGCTCTTGTTTGAAACTTGTACATATTGCTGATGTTATTGCCATTATAGCTCCTTAATTATTTCAGCCATGTCACGGTGGCCCTGTTTTTCTAATAAATTTGCATAAGTCGTTTTTTTTGACTTAATTGCATTTCTTATAGTATATAAGATTACATCATAAACTTGCTTTTGAAAAGCTAGTGCTTGTTGTTTTACATGTTCAGGAGCATTGTCTGAAATACCGCATATTTTTTTAGTAGCTTGTTCTGCCCAAAATTCAGGATCATGTCCTTTATTCTGCGTAGCATGCACATTTACCTTACCTAATAAAAAATCTCCTTCTACACTCATCCTTTATATGGTTCTGGTGGAACTACATCCTCATTTATTTTTAAACCTAGCTGTTCTAGCTGGTTATTAATTTCATCGTATGGACCAATAAAAAATTTGCCTTCATGTGGTACTGCAACTAAAGGTTTTTTTAATCTATGGAAACCATAAAGTTTTTCTGTAGCTGGAACGTTTGAATCAAGCACAGTAGATCTTCCGCTAATTCCTATAAGTATATCTGCGCTCATACATTTACTTATCCAAAACTCTACACAAGCTCTTCCTGCCTCAGCAAAGTGCATGTTTTCTTTGTAAGAAAAGTCTATGCCAAACAAATCTAAACGGTCTACTTTGTTCCACAAAGCAAAAGCAATAGCATAAGCAACTGTATTATTAAGATATGCACATTTTGTATCATTACAAACTTCTTCTACAGGGTACATAACAGGATTTTTTACCCTAGAATCTAATTCACAAGTGTAAACTGGCGTTTCAGTTTCACTTAGCACACGGCACATAACCGAAGTTTGTTTGCCTGCATCTTGGGTATCGAAAAAACGACTTGCAGGATCTAACATAAATATTCTGTCACATGGGTATGTTGCTGCTGCTGAGTTTATGCACCAAACTTCATCCCAAGTTCGACCATTTTGTAATCCTATAGCAAAATCTACTTGTGATATGCCAAGACCAACGATGGCAACTTTCTTGCCTTCTAAAGATTCTATGCGCTCCACTAGCTTACGCCAGTACCTTC